GCTTCAGCTTCTTCTGCCGCTTTTTGCTCGGCCGCTTTCATTGCAATTTTAGCAGCAGTTTCCTCTGCTACTTTTTTAGCAAAAGCTTCCAAGTCGACTTCGGGAGTTTTTGTTTCTTCCGACATATCTATCTCCTTTGAAGAGGATTGCTCCTCGCTTTTAAAAGTTTTCTTGAAGTTTTCGTATTCCATTTCAGAATCGAATGACTTCGCTAGAGAAAAAGTAGCTGCTTGATTGCAAGGTACCGATACAACTGATACTTCAAACAACTCAGCGTCCTTTATCATTAATCCGTCGGTTTCTTTCATGTAGTCAGCGTCCTTGACCTTGAAACCGACAGAAAACGCTCCAAGGACACCGTCTTTGATTAATTCTGCACATTCAGCATGTTTACTAATTTTTGCTTCCATGTGCAAGCCATCATTCGTAGGAGTAACTTTTGTTGCTCGACCGATTGGCTTATTATAATCGTGATTAAATAGAATAATAGGATTTTTTTCAAAATTACCTAAACCACCTTTTGTCCATGCATCAGCAGCTATACTATCTCCTGCGCGATCAAAAGCATTTGTACTAGCCATACCACGAACCATTACTGATCCATCTTCTTGTGCTTCTGACTTAAACGTAGATGTTAAATTGAATAATTTATTCATCATCATTACCTTCTTCTGTGGGTCGTCCACCTTGACTAGGATTTGCTGCACTGCCTGCTATGTTTTGTGGAACTCGTATATCATCTTGCCCGTCCATCAAATCATATCCTAATCTATCTCTTGCTTCATTTATTGTTATAATGCCGCCATTAACGAGTGCAGTATAATATCCTGCTGCATCTCTTAATTCTGGTTGTAATGCTGGTACTTCTGAAACATCCTCTTTTATCATGAATCCAAAATATCTGCAAAGAGCATGGTTCATTTTCTTAACTATAGGTAATACTGTTTCTAAGTAATATAGTCTCATGTTAGGACGTATATTTGCATTGTTGCCTGAGTCCATCATTATTGGTGGTATTCCAAGAGCTTTTAAAATAATTGCTTCATTTTTTGTAATCGCATCTTGAAAATCTAAATCTTTAAAGTTAGTATTTGTATAGCTATCTATCTCTATACCACCATCTAAAATTAAAGGTCTTCTTCCTCCTGAATCTGGTCTGTATCTCACTGTCCAGGACTGTATCATTCTTTCTTTTATTTTTTCAGATAAAGTATTTGGACTCTTAAGTACTAAACCTGGTACAGCTCCATTTTTGAAAAAATTATCTTGAAACTGTCTCATATTTGACATAAGCTGCATTGTTCGTAGTGCGGGCTTTAGTCGTGATACTCCTCTATAAATTGAATAGAAAGAGTTATCTTTTATGTGTATAATTTCATTCGGAGAAAAGTCTGTTTTATTGTAACTAAATTTTTCAATAAATGTGTCTCTGTCTCCATGTATTCTTACTTTATCTGCTGGAAGATGATATAAGTGTGCACCATCATAGTAAATAAATATATTTCCATCAAGTAAGTAGTCTGTAATCAATGCTCTTTTAAACGAGCTTACATCTTGAAAAGGATTTGGCTCAACATTTAGGAGTAGCTCTACTCTTGCTCTTTTTACCCCTTTTACAATCCCTGGTGTTCTTAATGCTCCGACAACTGTTGCAGGTATCTCAGCAACATCATCTACAATCATGTTTACACCACGATTTACTATTTCTATGTTCTCATAATAAAATTCATAACTTTGTGTGGGCTCTCGAGAAGATTCTACAGCCATGCCTTGATACTGCTGTGCTGGATTTAGTTTTTCTCGTCGTCCAAATATTCTGTCATACCAAGCCATGTTTTTCTCTCTGGATTTGCACCCATCTCATTTGTTTCTTTACGGTTCCAAGCCCGGGCTCTTTACCATAGATGGAGTGAAGCTGTTTGTGGTGCATGTTACATAAAGTTACTGCGTGTACATATAACTCATCTTCATGCTCATCAATAAAATCTTCTCTAAGTGCTTGTATATACTGTGGGTTCAGTTTGTTATCTTTCAACCATTTATTCAATAGTCCTGTTAAACTATAGAAGTGATGATAATCTAACTGTGTTTCTGATCCACAGATATAACATTTAGAGTCCTTTTTATATCGTGATTTTGCCTTGTCTCGTACATACTTTACTATGTCCCTTTTTAGCTTTGGCATTTTTATTTCCTACATTTTCATTAAAGAAGTATATCTGTTTTGAGATAACTTGTCAATAACTATTTTTCTCAGGTATCATCAGAAGGAGATTTGTGAAGTTTCAAACGAGTACAATGCATATCGAAGTGCATCTGCCATGTGAGATGCCATGTTGTGCTTTGGTCGTTCCTTCATGAGATTGGGATTAGGGTCCCATTGATACGCGTCCAAACAGCTGAGGGACTCTGTGGCTTGTTGGTCAACGTAAAGTTTGTCGTTGTCAACCAAACTTGAGACATGTCCAATTCCGTCAAGTACAGACTTCTTTGCGTTAATGGTTGTAATATCGTAATTTTGCGCGAGATCGAACCGTGTTTGTTGAGCAGCTGAATCAATATAAATGAAATCAATATCCCAGCGAGTAATGAGCTTCTGGATCTCGGTAGCATGCTGTTCCGTCGTCCTCTCCGCATTAAAATATTCGTCAAGTAAATAGTATTTTTCCTCATCCCAGTCATATGCAATTACACACATCGCAGTCGGGTCTTTGTAACCGACATCTAGACCTGCAAAGACATCCATTTTTGTTGTGTCAAACTGAGACAGATCTTTGACATTTTCCTCGAAGTTAAACCTCCATATCTGACCTTCATAGGTATTGAAGTCTGCTTCGTACTCTTGTTTAAATTCTGCTTCTGACATAGACTTACGGGCTTCTGCTATATCAGTTTCTGACATACGAGGATTATCTACATAAGATGCTTTGATACTTGCCCACTCTGGAAACTCATCTGAGAATCCTCTGTAGAAAAACTCCGCAAACCAATTGTTGCGACCTCGTGGTGTAGATATAAATATTGCTTTTGAATTATCTTTATCGAGTGTAGGACGTAGTGCTACGTTAAAAGCATCTTTGCCATCTGCAAGTGCCGCTTCGTCAAAGATAATAAGATCGTATGAACGACCCACACATGAATCTACTTGATTGATAGAGCCCATTCTAACTGTAGATCCATTTGACATTTCGATAACTTTATCTTTTGCGTTATCTTTTGTTACTTCTAGTTCAAACTGTTTTATAAGATTTCTTTGTAAATCAAAAGAAATCTGAGACAAAGCATAATTGGGTGACATTATTAAGATATTTGAGCCAGGTACTAAAGACACGAGCTGTCCAATAATATTGGCTATATATGTTTTGCCTTGTCGTCTGGAGACTGCGGCAGAGACAAAACGGTATTTTGGATTATTTATCGCGTTGATAATTGCTATCTGCGAAGGTAACGGTGTGACTTTCAGTAAATTCAAATAAGAATTTACTGGTAGTTTTAAGAACTTTGTCTCAGATTGTAAATCGATTATTTCGTCGCAGAGAATATCTCTGCGACTTATTTCTACTGCCATTTTATTTCTCTGTTTTTAAAAGTGTCCAGATTCCATAGCCTAGTCCTACCCAAGCTAACATTTTTGCTAATCCGCCAAAGAGTATAAATGCTCCACATACTCCGATTAACATTGCACCATCCCAAGAGGTGCGCTCTTTCATTAAGTTTTTTAAGTAGTTCATGGTATTGCTTTCCTATTTTTGCCCCATGCTACAAAGCCGAAGACGTACAATGCTGCCCATGCTAAGTAGTTAAGAACCTTGAAGCCGTTGACTTCGATACAAATATCTCTGAATACTACATCTAACTCTTTTTGTGTCATTCTATCAGTATGTTCGCCTGTTACTTTTTTAAGACAACCATATCGGTAGCCATAATCATGTACAAGTCCTCCCATCAGTAGTACGCCTACTGGCGAAAGAAAAGTTGCAAGAAACTTTGGTACAGAAGCGCCATCAAATTGAAAGCCTGCTGGAATTACATATCCTTCACCATTTAATGTATAGTGAAAATCTTCGCACACTTTCCAATGACGAACACCTGTAATCCACATTAGTATTGCTTTCCAAAAACCTTTTCCTTTTGTAGCAATAGGTATGGGTTGCATTTTTGGCATATCCATATAAGTAAAACCAACTCTCTTCTCTTCTTTTTTATCAAAAGAGTTTATAATAAATCCTACTAAAATAAGACAAATAAGTATTGTCCACTGCCAAAAAGTCATTGCTAAATCAAGTAACATTTCCATTTATTTTTTCCCCGCATATGCATTGGCTCCAAAGAAGGCGGAAACCAAAGCCGCGATAGCTACAAAGTATGTGGGAGCAATATCACCAATTATTTTTGCGGCGCTATCTAAACCGAATAATGATGTGCAAAAAATACCGAAAGGATAAAACAACATTCCCCATAAGGAGAACCATGTCATCTTTCTCATTGCATCCCGTTGTGCGTCTTGATCTTCTAGTTCTTTTCTTCGGAACTCAAGATACATTTCTTGTTCGGTGTCAGAAACTTTTCCGTCACCATTAGTATCAGCTGGATGAAATTTCTTTTCTTCTACCATTTTACTAAGTTTGCCCAATATGCCGCAGACATTTTGCCTTTAGCTATATTCTTGCGATGTCTTGCTTTGAAAGATGCTCGTTTTCTTTTCATTGCTTGACTTTCACCAGGTTTAGGTTTACCAGCAGTTTTTGCACCTTGCTGACCGAATCGTATTGTTTTTACTTTGTGTCCGACTTTAGCCACAACTATGTGTGACTTAGTTTTATGACCAGGAGTACGCTTTGGCTTGTTGTAGCCTTTTACTCCTGCTCTTTTTAGTAAACTTTTACCTCTTCTTGCGTGTGGCACGTTTTCGTTTCCCTAGTCTTATTCTTTCTTGAATTAGACTCCGTGGGACTGTTTTTCCCTCTTTGTATAGTTTTGAGATCTTTTTCAAAACTGCTGCAAGTCTTGTACGTTTAGAACCTGATGTACCTCCTAAGTATTTTTTAGGTAACTTACTTTTTCGATCTTTTGGAACGCTTTTTCGTTTTCTTCTTTTTACCATAACCAGATGCATATATAGCACGGCCTTGCAGTTCTGCTTCAGCCTTGCTCTTGTAAATCTTTCCAGATTTACCCCATCGATATCCACCCTTTACTTTTCTAACGGGCACGTTTCTTTCTTTTAATATCGTTATCTTGTGAGTGTCCACCTCTCATAAATGAATTTACTCTTCCAAAAGCCCACTGCGACATTGATACTCCAGGACGAGAACCAGAACTTAAATATGCTCCCTGTCCTCGTCTATAAACTCTTGCAAGTTGTCCATAAGTATATCTTTTACTCTTCTTTGCTTTTGCTCGCAAAGTTTTCTTTACTGACTCACTTAAAGGTCTTGCTCTTCTTTTTGGTGCTGCTTTCCTTTTTGTTGCTCTTTTTTTGCGAACTGCCACTATTTTTTCCTCTTTCGAGCATTTCTCAAGCTCGCTTTGCCTTGACGAAAAATACCTGCAACTGTTTTCTTTCCCATCACTTTGGCTCTTTGCTCACCTACAGTAAGTATTTGAATTTTTCTTGCATAAGATCTACGAACTCGTTTTACTTTTGCAACTGTAGCTCGTGCATCTTTTGCTGTAGCAAACTTTATACGAATAGTGTCTTTTGGATTTTCATCCGTATAAAGTCGTCTTCCAGAGCCTTTTGGTTTTTTGCCTGTACCAACTCTAGGATCTTTTCTTTTTATTTTTCTTTTGGGCATTTTTATAAGCCGTATGAGAACTGCCAGGCATAAATCTTTTTGCAGTACCTCTACCATGGGCATGAATACCCTTTAAACCTAATCTTCGTGCTGCTTTCCTTGCAGGGCCCGGACTTTTATATACATGTTTATTTTTTAAAAATGATGCATGTTTTTTTCTGTTCAATGACATTATTCATAAGATCCTTGTAGGTCGTCCAAAGTTACAGTAGCTTTTGCTTTTTTCATTTTTTCTGCTATGGACTTTTCCTCTTCGATTGTATCGCTTTCATCTCGTTCAATTGTTGGAGCACGTTTTTTTAAATTTTCCATGAATTCAAGAGCCTTTGTCTTTTTAACAAACTTATGCTTACTGCCTGTATCAGTAATTACATACCACTTGCTTCTTTTTTCATAAAATTCCATTATCTTCTCCTTAACAACACGTGCAGTTACAGCACTTACAACATTTACACATTATTCTTTCCTCTAAGTTTCATCAATTTAGCTCTATCCTGTTGAATAATTATAGGATATGGAGCTTGATTATTTTTACCTTTAGTATATGTAGGATAGGAC